GAGCCTGTGTACGCAGTGCCACAATGAGCGTCATGGCAGACATGTCGAACGGAAATTCATTCCGAAGCGCCGAGTGATCGCGCCGGAGCAGTGGTGACCATCCCCCCGGGGTAATTCTCGGCGATTTTTGGCCGGGGTAGAACGGGTAGGAAGGGGCATGACTGTTCAGATTTTTCAGATTCTCGCGTGAAAGGGGTGGGGGTAACCGGTTCGGGTGAAGTGGAAAAAAACAGAAGGGTGGTGAGCAGATGTCACAGAAAGATGTTAAGGAGTCGCTGCTGGAGCAGTTGAGATTACAGGGAAAAACAGCGGATTTTTACGGAGATCTGGTAGAAGATTATATGCATTACTGGAAGTTGAAAAAGGATCTGATCCAGGATATCAAAAAGCGTGGAATCCGTTATGAAGCCATGAATGGGAACGGAATTATGGTGGAAAAAACAAATGAATCTGTGCAAAATCTGCAGAAAACCACGGCGATTATGTTAAAAATTTTGAGTGATCTTGGTCTGAGAGACCAGATCTCGAATGAGTCCGAGGCAGATGGTTACCTGTAAAGAAATTGACGACTATCTTGCCTACGCGAAAGCCCATCCGGAATGGATCAACAAAGAAAGACAGCTGCTGATCAAGAACATCGTACTCCCAACGTTGAAGAGAGACGATGTTTTTTTTGACGAAGAAACCTACAGAAAATGTCTGCAGTATTGCGAGAATAATTATTATCCGCTTTTTCCGTATCAGAAATTTATCTATGCGTTCGCATTTATGTACGTGAGCGATATGCCGCTATTTCAAAAATTCATCGTGATGATGGGCAGAGGAAATGGGAAGGATGGATTTATCGTACCATTGGCGAATTTTTTTCAAACTCCATTGTATGGCGTTGAAAATTATCATGTGGAAATCGTGGCGAACTCGGAAGATCAGGCGAACGAAACTTTCAAGGTTGCTTACAACGTATGCAAAAAGAAAAAGTTCAAGGGAAAATTCAGCGTCACAAAAGAGCTGATCACGAATCTCAAGACCGGATCGGAGTTGAAATACAACACGAGCCGGGCAGAGACAAAAGATGGAAAACGGCCTGGATGCCTGATTTTGAATGAGATACACGCCTACGAGAATTACGAGCAGATCAATGTGTTCGAAAGCGCACTTGGAAAAGTAAAGCATCCGCGGGAATTTATCATCACCACAAACGGATATGTAAGGGATGGCCCGCTGGATGAAATTCTGACGATGATAGAAGAGATTCTGAGGACGGGTGAAAATCCGCTCGGATATTTTCCGTTCGTCTGCAAGCTGGATGCGAAAGAAGAAAAAGATCTTCCGGAAGCCTGGCACAAGGCCAATCCGTCGCTGGAATATATGCCAATTTTGGAAACGCAGATCATGAAAGATTATCTGGAAGCACAGAAACTTCCGAGCAAACTTCCGGAGTTGATGACCAAACGGTTCAATCTGCCGGCGCGGAATGAAGAAGAAACCGTAACATCATGGAACAACATTCTACGGTGCTGTTATGACGATATCGAACGGAAAACACCGAGAAAAACAGCGGACACGAAAGGCAAACTTGCGATTCTGGCGTTGGACTATGCCGACATTCGAGATTTTGCATCGGCCGGAGTGCTGACGCAGGACGGAGAGGAGTTCATCTGGCGGCAGCACACATGGATCTGCAAAGATTCACCGTTTTTGGAAAAAATCAAATTTCCGCTGAACAATTTTGGACAGCCGGAATTTGAGGACTTCGAGGTGGTGGATGGCCCGACAATTCCAATTGATGCCATCATTCGGTGGTGCGTTGAGAGGATGAACGAATATGTCGTGCAGAAAATCACGATGGATACTTACCGCTACCAGATGTTCAAAACAAAATTCGAGGAGGCGGGAATATCAATCGAAAGCAAACAGAATCCGGCGGGGCTGGTAAGGCTGGTACGAAGAATTGGATCGGCGTGTGCCATCATTGCTCCGGAGATTGAAAGGCTGTTTGCAGAAGGAAAAATAAATTATGGTCTGTCATCCATCATGCGATGGTACACCAATAACACGAAGGTGAGTACGGACAAGTACGGAAACAAGATGTACGGAAAAATAGAACCGAAGTTGAGGAAAAACGATGGATTTATGGCTTTCGTAGCGGCGATGTTTTCGAAGGATGAAATAAAGGAGCAGGTTATCTATGTTTGATTGGTTTTTCAAAAGAGCAGAAAAAGAAGAGTCTCTGCTCGAAATCATAACATCGACCACGCAGCAGTTGCAGCTGTATGAATTTGCAAAAGAAAAAGCGATTGGCATGATTGCGGATGCGATTGCAAAATCGGAAATTGTAGTCCAGAGGAAAGACAAAAAAGGAACCAGACGGGCAAAAGATGACGTCTATTGGCGGCTGAACGTGCGGCCGAATGCAAATGAAACCGGAACAGATTTCTGGCGTGCGGCGATCCACAAACTGCTGACGAAAAAAGAAGCGTTAATCTGCAGAGTGGGCGAGCAATACTTTTTAGCGGATTCCTGGACGTTGAATGACAGCGTAATCTTACCGCAGATCTACAGCGATATCAAGATCAGCTGTAACGGAAGAACGATGACGTTGGACATGTACCTGACGGCGGACCAGGTGCTGCACTTGCGGATGAGAAATGATCGGCTCAGTGCACATCTTGGAAATATTGCGAAAAAGTACAATAAGCTGGCGAACGCGGTCTGCACGATGCAGACGTATGTTAATACGCCGAAATTCAAGCTCCATTTTGACGCGACAAATTCCATCATTGCGACAAAAGATGAGAATGGAAACGTGAAAACGCTGACAAAAGATCAATACAAAGAGAAGCTGCAGGAGACGTTGCTGAGTGATGAACCGTCAACTATCATCACGAGCGCCGGAATTGATATCAACCAGATTGAAATTAAGGCCGGAGGGGCAAGTGAGGACGTTGTAAAGTTTGCGAAAGAAATTTTTAAGGACACAGCAATGGCATTTAACATCCCAATGGCGGTGTTCCTGGGAGAAATCACAGAAAAAGCGGACAGCACAAACGAGTTCATCACCTACGCAGTTTCACCGATTGCCGAAATTCTGAACGATTCATTCAACGCAAAACTTGTCGGAAAAGAAAGTTATGAAAAAGACGAGAAAATTTGGGTGGATCTGTCAAGATTCAAGCACCGCGACCTGATCGAGTGCGCAACCGGCATGAGTACCCTGCGGAGCATCGGCTTCAACCTGGATGAACTGCGGGAATCCATCGGCTGGGAAGCACTGAATACAGAATTCAGCCGAAGCCGCATGGTGACAAAGAACTATACCGCGGACGAAAGCGCGGTCACGGGAAACACAGAGTAAATCTCCCAGCTGATGGGTGAAACAGCAAATAACAAGGGAAGGAGAAAGCCATGAAAAGAAAAGAGATGCATTACTGCCAGCAGGTGGATGGCAACGTGCACAAGATCTTTCTGTATGACGATATCTCGAAATATGGAGGGTGGAACTGGGAAACCTGGGACTATGACGAGTCGGAGACATCCGCGGCACATTTCCAGAAGCTCCTGGAAGCGGTGCCGGATGGGGAAGAAATTGAACTGCATATTAATTCCTACGGCGGATCGGTTTCGGAAGGAACGGCCATCTACAACCTGCTGCAGGAGAGCAAGGCACACAAAGTGGGAATCGTGGACGGCGTATGCCATTCAATCGCGTTTACAATTCTGCAGGGGTGCGATGAGCGAATCATGGGGTACGGCACAAGCGCGATTATCCACAACATGTGGGCCAGCGTCACAGGAAATGCAAAACAGCTCCGGGAAGAGGCGGACAAGCTGGACGTGTGTATGGAATCCTGTGTGCAGCTGATGATGCGCCGTGCGACCATCGATGAGGCAGAACTGAGAGCCATGATGGATGCAGAGACCGTGCTCACGCCGCAGAAAGCCTTGGAGTGCGGACTGATTGATAAAATCGGCGTGGAGCAGAAGGAGGAGCCGCGGACAGAACAGCTTCTCGCAGAAAATGAACAGCTGATCAAACAGCTGAACAATCGCACATTCCTGGATGCGGAGGTTAAAAAGTTCATGCGGGCCGTTGCGCCGGCGCAAAAACAGAAAAGCGGATTTGACGCTTTCTTTCAGAAAGGAGAAAAAAATGAACATCGATAAAATCACAGAGGCAGAGCTGAAACAGAAAGTAATGAAGATGATGGAAGATGCAGACGATAAGGTAGAGGCGATCTATCAGGCTGCAGCTATGATCGTGGAGGAGAAAAACAAAGAACTCATCAATCAGCTGGTGGAGCAGAACGCCCGCGCGGCTCACGATGAGGAATACAGAAAACGCCTGAACCTTCACAATCTGTCAGACAAGGAAAAACAGTTCTACGAGGGGCTGAAAGATGTGAAACAGGCGATCACTGCGAAGCAGATCGACATTATTCCGGATGAAATCATCGACAGAACGCTGGATGATGTGAAAAAGGCAAGTAAAATTCTGAGCCTGGTAAAATTTGCCCCGGCAAATGTGAAGAAATGGCTGGTTGGTGAACATTCCGGGACTGCAGTATGGGGGGACTTAACAGATGCCATCAAAGGAGAGCTGAACGCAAGTTTTGAAACTCTTGACCTGGAAGTGAAAAAACTGACAGTATATCTTGTGATTCCGAAAGCAATTCGGGATCTTGCGCTGCCATTTGTGGACAAATATTTTACGGCAATTCTTGCGGAGGCAATGCAGGACGGCCTGGTAAAAGGATATCTGGATGGAAACGGAAAAACGGGTCCTGTAGGAATCATGAATAAGATCGCGAGCTTCAAAACGGACGGAACCGCGCAGGCGAAAACGGTAATGAACACGGTAACCAAATTCAGCCCGAAAGGACTTGCTCCAGTAAGAAAGACACTGAGCAAAGACGGAGAGAGAGAAATCGGAACGCTGTATTTACTGTGCAATCCGAGCGATGAGGCGGAATATGTGGACCCGGCGCTGTATGGAGAAAGTCTCACGGGAGGATACAGAAACACCTCGTTTATGAGCCTCGAAAAGATTCCGGATGCGAATGTACCGAAAGGAAAAGGCATTTTTACCATGGCAGGTGTCTACACGATGGGAGCATCTGGCGTGGAGCTGAACACTTACGATCAGACAAAAGCAATGGATGATGCAGACGTCATCATCGGAAAATGCTATGCGAACGGTCGTGCGGTGGATGATGACTGTGCTGTAGTATTCGACGTAACGAAACTGGAAGAGTACGTGCTGCCGGTCCAGCAGGTAACCGTTCCGCAGACAAACACGCAGGCGGCAGAGTAGTAAGCAGAGCCAACAGCGGAATAAGGAGGTAAGGCGGAATGTTGGAAGAAATGATCGAGGAAGTGCGGCAGGAATTTCAGATTCCGCCGTATTTCCCGGATGAGTCGCTGCTTCGGTATTTGAAAGAAGGAAAACACCGTCTTGATACGCTCAATCCGGGAAGAAACCTGGAAACGGATGATACGTTTCGGAGTCTGCTGAAAAATTATGTGTACTATGCATACAATCATAAAACGTACGAATGGGAGCAGAACTATGCTGCAATTATCTTATCATGGCAGCTGGAAAGCGAGGTGCCGTCATGAGCCTGCCGGTGTACACAAGCGGATGCTTTGAACTCTATAGAATCAAAACAGACGAAACCAAAGATTTTCCGGAAGATATTTTGGAAAATCAGCATATGACGATCTGGTACAACGAGATTTCTGTGTATGACCATACCCGATACGCACTGAGCCAGAGCGGCCGGGAAATCACGATGAAAATTCGGATTCCGCAGTACAAGAAAATTGACAGTGACTGTGTGTGTATCATTGAGGGAACACAGCACAGAGTCTATAATGCAGCGCACATCATCAACAAGGACGGATTCCCGGAAACAGAGCTCACACTGGTGCGGCCAGATCGAACGATTGAGGTGATCACATGACAAAACAGGAATTAAGCGATTTGCTCCACTCACTCCGGATCCCGGTCAATGAGGGAATTGCAAGCCAGGAAAACACAAACAAATATCCGCGAGTGGTCTATTGGGACTACATTTGGGAGGACGTGCTGGCATCTGGAGAACAATATGAAAATGTGGAGACATACCAGATCAGCTTCTATTCCAGAACGCCGCGGAACGAAAAATTGATAGAACTGAGAGAAAAACTCAGAAAAGTCGGGCTCCATCCTACCATCTATCACGAGTACGTGCAGGAAGATAAGGTCTTTCATTCTTATTTTTCCGTTGAGGTAACAGTATGAATGAGGACGATTTCTATTCTGCCGGCATGAACGAATTTCAGAAGATCATTCAGGAATATCAGGAGAAATTCGAACAGAGCAGAATTGAAGCAGCCATGATGGATGGCGCGGAGCAGCTGGCCAGAGATGTGCGGGCGCTGCCAAAACCGAGATCACAGATTCGAAAGTCTGGATACACCCATCTGCTGGACACCGTTTCGGCCAGAAAAGGAAAAAACGGGGAAGTAGAGGTCGGATGGGGAAAATATTACGGCCCGATGGTAGAGGCAGGAACACGGAAAATGAATGCACAGCCGCACCTGCGCGGACTGTTCAAAAAAGATCCAAATAAATATTATAACCTGATTTTGCAAAAATTATTAAAATAGAAAGGAACAAGTTATGCCAATTAAAACAAGAAAGCCACCGCTGAAAGAAACAGTGGGAGCACAGTATGTGTGTTTCAATATGCCGGACGAAAATGGACAGTGGACAGAAACGTTTGAGGAAAGCGTGGAGAAAACCGAAGTTGTAAAAAGCGTAAAAGTAACAGAGAACACCGGGAAAACGGATGTATATGCTTCCGGGAAAATCTACGATACAGACACCCGCCAGACGTCAACAAACATCGAAGTTGAAGTGGTGGCCTTCCCGGCGGATACGCTTGCCAAAGCACGAGGAGACGAGGTGACAAAAAGCGGCCTCATTCTTTCCGGAGGAAAGAGCGTACGTCCGTTTTTTGCGTACGGAAAAGTGGTCAAAAACAAGGATGGATCAGAGAGGTATGACTGGTATCCAAAGTGCAAACTTACAGCGAACACGGATGATACGGCAACAGGAGAAGAAACATTTTCTGTGCAGACGGACACGGTGACGATTGTTGCGTATCCGTTTGACAGCAAAGAAAATATCAAAGTATCACTGGATTCAAGCACAAAAGCATTTCCAGAGGGACTGACAGAGGAGAAATTCTTCTCGAAACCAATTTTAAAAGATGACGATCTGACAACGGCAGTAGCCGGATAAGGAGAAACATGAAAGCTTATATTGTAGATTTGACGGACGGCACACGGCTGCCCGTCAATGTTAATTTTGGCACGCTCTACTATCTGCAGAAGATGCCGAAATTTTACAAACTGGCAAAAAAGAAACAGGAAAAACTGACAGATCAGGAAAAGATGGATCTTGCGGCCGCATCCGTGTACGCCATCCTGCGGAGCAACGGAAAAACGGTGACGTTTGACGAGGCATTGCAGCTGGTGCCGATGGATGATGAGCAGATCCGCGTGCTGTTGGAGGGCTTTTCAGCCAGATGCGACGAATATGCTAAAAAAAAACGGGCACGCCAGCAGATGGCGAAGGGCTTGACGTAGACTGGGCAGAATACCGGATCTGCGCCGCGGAGATGGGAATGAGCGAGGAAGAATTTTTTAATTGCGATCCCATCTTTTTTAACGAAATGTACGAAAAATTTTGGGAGAGAAAGAAAGTAGGTGAGCTGTATGGCGGATGATATGAAGCGGGTTGGATTATCGTTCAAAACGGATGGTACAATTGATTTTCAGAAGAGCCTGAAACAGATTTCGGAAGCCGTACAGGGTAACCGGGAAGAATTTAAACGCGCGAAAATCGCCTGGGACGACAGCACGACGGCCATGGAGAAGCTGACCGACAGACAGAAGTATCTGCAGAAGCAGACTGAGACATACAACGAAAAAGTGGAGGTCCTGAGAAGAGAGCTTTCTGAGCTGGAGGAAGCAGAGAACAAAAACGAGAAAGCGATCTCACAGAAGAAAAAGCAGCTTTCCCAGGCAGAGACCACACTTGCCCAGTACCAGAAAGGCCTAAAAGAAGTAAATCAGGAAATCAAGAGTGGCTCTGCAGTTCTGGAAGAGAACATGAAAAAGCTCGATGATTCTATCAGCACGTTGGACGCATCCGCAAAAAAGAATGAATCCTCATTCAAATTGATGAAGAGCCAGTGGGACGAGAACACATCATCAGCAAAAAAATTAAAGGATGAGCAGAAGTATCTGACGGAGCAAAGCGAGAACTACCAGAAAAAAGTAGGTCTCGTGAAAGAAGAACTGAAACTACTAGAAAATGCTGAGGGCGACAACAAAAAGGCCATCGAAGAAAAGAAAGCTGCACTCGATGAGGCGGAAGCATCGCTGAATGAGTACAAAAACCGATTAAAAGAAGTTGATGAGCAGCTGAAATTCGGAAAAGCATCTATTGAAGAATACACTGAAAAAGTTCAAAAGGCAGGAGAAAAAGTAAATGACGCGGGAAGTGGGATGACAAAAAAAGTAACCACTCCGATTCTTGCGGCCGGAGCAGCATCTGCCAAAATGGCCATGGACTTCGAGGACTCGATGGCCAAAGTTTCGACGATTGCTGATGCGACAGAAGTCCCGATGGATGATATGCAAAAAGCAATCCTGGATCTGTCAAATCAAACGGGAATCTCAGCAGAAGAAATCGCACAAAACGTATACGATTCCATTTCGGCAGGGCAGAAAACAGGCGATGCGGTCAATTTCGTTTCGAACTCGACAAAGCTGGCAAAAGCAGGCTTCGCGGATGCTGGATCGGCGCTGGACGTGCTTACAACCATTATGAACGCGTACGGTTTGAAAGCGTCAGAGGTAACGAATGTTTCGGACATGCTGATTCAGACGCAGAATTTGGGAAAAACGACAGTTGCGGATCTTGCGTCATCAATGGGAAAAGTGATCCCGACAGCGAACGCCTACGGAGTAAGCCTGGATGAGCTGTGCGCAGGATATGCCATCATGACAGCAAACGGCGTTGCAACCGCGGAAAGCACAACCTATATGAATGGTATGCTGAATGAGCTTGGAAAGTCAGGAACGACCGTATCGGAAACACTGAAGAAAAAAACGGGAAAGACGTTTAGGGAATTGATGGACAGTGGCATGTCGTTGTCGGATGTCCTGAAAATAATCAGCGATGCGGCTGCGGAAAACAACAAGTCATTTGGTGACATGTGGAGCAGTTCGGAAGCCGGAAAAGCAGGAATGATCCTGCTGGGGGACAGCGCTGAAAATTTTAATGGCGTTTTGGAACAGATGCAAAACAGCACGGGCGCGACGAACACGGCGTTCGAAAAGTTGGGCACGAATTCCACAAAAATCAAAAAAACAACAAATGAATTGAAAAATGATGCGATCGATTTCGGAACGGTCCTGATGGATGGACTTGCACCAATCATAGAAAACATCGCAGAAAAAGTTTCGGAATTGACGGAATGGTTCGGCGGACTGTCAGAGTCGGAAAAACAGACGATTATACAGATTGGTCTGATCGTGGCTGCTATTGGACCGCTGCTTGTTGTGCTTGGAACGGTAGTGAGTAGTGGGGCTAAAATAATCGGAGGAATTCCGGTTATAGCAAAAGGAATATCAGGTTTATTCGGCATCATTGCAGCGAATCCAGTGCTTGCGGTTATAACGGCAATTGCGATCGCAGTATTTGCACTGTGGACAAATTGCGACGAATTCCGAGAAGGAATAATCGAAGGAATTGATATTATAAAATCGGTACTGACTGCCGGATATGATTTTTGCGTAGAGTTAGGCGAAGAAAAGCTCGGACGTATCCAGGATGCCTACGAAAAACACGGAGGCGGAATCACCGGAATCCTGGCTGCGAGCTGGCAGACATGGAAGGAAATATGGTCCACCGGATATGATGTGATCGATAAACTGACAGGCGGCAAGCTCACGGGAGTCAAAAACAAATTTTGGAACAAATTTGAAGAAATCAAAAATGTGGTAAAAAATGCACTAGACGCAGTAAAACGATTTTTTGCCGGCGAATGGCCGACGCCAAAAATAAAAATGCCACATTTTAAAATATCACCGCCGGGATGGTCGATCGGGGATCTGGTAAAAGGAAGCATCCCGAGGTTAAGCGTCAATTGGCACGCGAAAGGCGCGATCCTGAACAGACCAACGGTTGTTAATCAGTCTGGAAACACGATCGACGTAGCTGGCGAGGCAGGACCGGAAGCCGTAACACCGATCGAGACACTGAAAAAGTACGTCCGCGAAGAAGTGCGGGCCAACAATGCAGACCTGATAAAAGCACTTACTGAGGTCCTGGGAGATCTCGGATTGACGATGGAAAACGTGATTAATCTTGGAGACGAAAGAATCTACCAGAAAGTCGTGAAATTAACAATCAAAGAGCTGAACAGACAGCAGATAAGTAAGCCTGTCTGGAAAGGAGGCTTTGCATGATTGACGATTACGAAGTTATTTTTGCAGGGGTCAGTTCCGCCGACCTCTGCATTTTTGCAGTCAACAGGCCGAACATCCCTGCAGCAGAACGGGACATCGAAACTCTGGAAGTGCCGGGAGTAGATGGGGCTTATCATATCGACAATGGCCGCTATAAGGAGATGACAATCTCGATCGAGATGAACTATATCGGCCCGGAGTCAAAATGGCACGAAAAATGGCGGGAAATCAAACGATGGGCACAGGAGAAAAATGCAGAACTGATCCTGAATGATGACCCTATTTTTTCGTACCGTGCCTATTATGCAGTATTAAGCGAAAACAGCAGGGAAAGCCTGCGGGTGGGAAAATTCACAATCACATTTTACTGCTCCCCGTATCTGCACGTCCGCGGAAGCGATGAATATGAAAAGCCATATCCAATGCCGGTATACTGGGGTCACAAAGTAGGCGGCGGAGGATACGTGCTGACAGAAAACGGCCAGAAAGTAGCCACAAAAAGAAGATTTTTTACATTGATGAATGATTATGATATTGCGTGCCCAAAAATCAAAATTGAGGGTCACGGAGAGTGCTGGGGACGAATCAACGGAAATGAGCTGCTTGCACAGGTCAACGGAACGTTGATCATCGATACGGAAAAAGAAATCACAGTGAATGGCCAGGGACGAAATGCGAGCAATGCGATCAGAGGAAATTATGAAGATTTCTATCTGAACCCGGGAGAGAACGTGATCTTATTTGATTCTGCATTTGAAATTTCAATTGCGCCGCGTTGGAGAACAAGATGATACAAGTTTACAAGCCAGAAAACAAAAATTACGAAAATAACGGTGACTGTGTACTGCATCCGACAAAATGCGAGCTGACTATGCAGCTTAGCGGGGAATGGGATATGGAGATCGAGTGCGCGGCGGATGCGCTGTATATTGATTGCCTGAAAGCCGGATCCGTTATCACAGCGCCGACCCCATACGGAGAAAACGAGCAGTTCCGGGTGTATGATGCAGAAAAGGAGATGGGTGGGCTTGCCGCAAAGGCACGGCCCATCTTTTTTGATGCATCAAGAGAAACCCATCTGAAAGATGTGCGGCCAACACAGTGCACGGGCACGGAGGCGGCGGAGAAGATCAGCGTTGGAAAATATCGTGTTATTTCGGATATCACGGATATCAATACCGCGTACTACGTCAGGAAGAATTTGATTGAGGCGCTGCTGTCTGACGATGAAAACAGTTTCATCAACAGATGGGGTGGAGAACCTATTTTCAAGAATTACGTATGCCAGATGAGAAAAAGAGCCGGAGGAGATTACGGAGCAGAAGCGCGGCTTGGATTTAACATGTCGTCCGTTAAGGCGAAAGTAAACATGGATAACGTGGTTACCAGAATTATTCCGGAGAGCTACAATGGGCACACACTGCCAGATGATAGTTACTATGTGGACAGCCCCAATATTGGGAAATATCCGATCGCCTACACAAAAGTGGTACAATACGAAGACGTAAAACTGCAGGAGGACTGCGGAACCGATGAAACAGGATATGCTACACTGGAAGATCTGCAGAAAGCATTACGGAAAAAGGCAAAAGCAGATTTTGAGGCAGGATGTGACCTGCCGGAAATCACGTATGAAGTGGATCTTATCAACATCGAAAACACAATTGAGTATGCAGATGTGGAGAATCTTGTGAAAATCGGTCTCGGAGATTACGTGAAAGTGGAGAACAAAGATCTGCAGATATCAACAAGGGAACGTGCTGTGAGCGTGGTGTGGGACTGTATCATGAAAAGAAATACAACCGTCACGCTCGGATCCGCGGAGAACGATTATCTGGATCGGATCAGTGCGGCAATGAAAATGGCAGAGCTGGCGCTGAACAAAGACGGAACCGTAAAAGGCGATCAGGTAACCGGAATGATTAACTTGATGAAAACAAGACTGAAAGCAACGGCAGAGAATGCGGAAAAACAGGCGGCAAAAGCAATCCTTTTCGAAGAATTGGACAAGAACAGCGACCTGTACGGAGCGATGGCACTCGGCACAACGGGATTTTTGATCGCATCCGAAAGAACGCCGGACGGCAGAGATTGGGACTGGAAAACGTTTGGAACGGGTCAGGGATTTCTGGCAGATTATCTCATTGCAGGCGTGCTACTATCACAAAATTACAAAGATGGAGAACAAGGATTTAAACTGGACTTGAACAGCGGAAAAATTTTTGCATCGCTGTTGGAAATTTTTGGAAAAGAAGCAGGGAAACCATGCTCGGTTGCTTTGGAAAATGGAAGAATCCTGGTGAAAGAATCCAGCGGAAAGTCAGTTATCCAGATATCACCACTCCAAAATGTGGATATCGTGACTGGAAAAAGCACATGGTCGGGAATGATCGGAAAAGGAAATACCTTCATCGAAGTAAATCCGCAAGATGATTATATCAGGTTCCGAGCAGGGGCTATCTATGAGGGGTATTCCGGATCAGCGGGATTGAGCGGAAAACTCGTGTACTCGGACGAGAGTTATCTGGTTGTCCGAAACGGAAGAATCACAGGAGGAAGGATCAAGAAATCAGATGGAACGTGGGAGGAGTTAAAAAATGACACTAATTAGCTCAAATGCTTATCTGAGTATGGAAAATGCCACAGATAATGCGCAGTACATCTACAATTTCATGGTCCGAAATGGAGCGTCGCAGAACGCGGCGCTTGCCGTGCTGGGTAATATGTATGCAGAATCAACGTGCAATCCGGGAATATGGCAGAACCTCGACAGCAGCAGAACAGACCTGGGATTTGGACTGGTGCAGTGGACCCCGTCCACAAAATATACGAGCTGGGCCGCGGCCAAAGGATATGAAAGCAAGAACATCAATGGGCAGCTGCAGCGGATCCTCTACGAGAAAAACGCAGGGATCCAGTGGCAGAAAAGAACCACATCAATGTCATTCGCAGAATTCTGGAGTTCCGGAGCAAGCCTGGAAACGCTGGTAGAATTATTTGAACTCAATTATGAGCAGCACGCCGGAGCAGTACAGCCAAAAAGAAAAGAGTATGCGAATTATTGGAAAACGCATCTGACGTTGGATGATGATTCGGTGGAAAAAATTGAAAAGGCGATTGCCTGGATGCTGAATATCGCGGCGGATAACTCACATGGGTATGATCAGGGGTATCGGTGGGGGCCAGATTATGACTGCTCATCATTCTGCATCACAGCGTGGCAGGAGGCCGGCGTGCCGGTGAAAACGTATGGAGCAAGCTACACCGGAGATATGCGAGCAGTATTCCTGCGCTGTGGCTTTTCGGATGTGATCGGGAGTGTAGACGTCTATTCCGGATCAGGTCTGAAACGCGGCGATGTGCTGCTGAGCGAGGGCTATCATGTTGCTACCTATATAGGCAATGGACAGATTGTACACGCATCTCAAAACGAATTCGGTGGAGCAGTGGGAGGACAGACCGGGGACCAGACGGGAACCGAAATCTGCACAAGAAGTTATTATTCCCACACACCGCCGTGGGATCATGTACTGAGATATAAGCAGGGAGGCACAGAGGAGACACCAACACCAGAACCAACGGCAACAGTGTACCCGGTACAGTGGATACCGGCATAGAGAGGAGACGAAAAAAATGGACATGACAATGTTTGAGTGGCCGACGAAAGCCAAAGTCGAAAGCACAGATTATGTAGCGATTTGCGACGCAGACGGAAATGAGAAAAAAATTGCCGTGGACGATTTGAAAAATATCCAGAAAGCAGAAACCACAGGGGAAACTGTGGAGGAGTGGCTGAAAACAAAACTGAAAAGCTATGCAGGATTTTCGGACGGATTCTACCCGGATCTGGGCGGATGGTCTGGAGGAACGGATGCATTCGGACTGATCACAAAAAAAGGAACAACAGTGCAGTATGTAGGTTTTATGGCGGACGGGAAAATTCGGATGGGATCTTACAACACACAGAACGAAGCCTACAAAATATATATGCACAGCGACGAGATGGCGAACCATCCGGTCGGATCTATATGGATCACAGAAACAGAAACTGCGGATCCGAACCAGATTTTCGGGGGAACATGGGAAAGATACGCCAAAGGGAGAACACTGATCGGCGTAGATGAAAATGATACAACCAAAAAATGGAACAAATCAGGAATCAAAGCAGGTGTGGCTGAAAACAATATTGACCACAAACATTATGAGACAAATGGAGCAGATGAAGGTCGAATGTATCAGATTTTTGGGGATAACGGAGGCCCATATGGATCTACGGTGCAGGCGAATATGACGGCAGCTTCATGGGCTGCACAGACGTCAGTTGGAAATATCAGAGTAAATAAGGTATCTGCCATGACGGATCGTGCACAGGTGATCAATAATCTGCCGCCATATATCACAGTGTATATCTGGAAACGAACGGCGTAGGAGGAGAATCATGAGAGTACTTGAATTTTCTGTTATGGGTCAGCAGATCGAAAAGCGGGGGGATTTTTCCGGTCTGGTGCAGTGAGCAGTATATGACAGCAAAATTTTATTTTGACCGGGAGTGGGCCGGAAAAGTAAAAGTGGCAGAGTTCCGCCGAATTGACTCGAAGATTGCAGAATGCTTTTCAGAAAAAATCACTGGAAACTGCTGCATAGTGAGAACCGAGGTGCTGCACGGAAAGAAATGGTACGTGAACGTAGTAGGACTGGGAAAAGACGGAATGAAACTGTCAACAAACAGGGTAGAAGTGAAACAGGAGGAATGACATGAGCACAACAGACGAATTACTGGAAGAGATGCTGGAAGATGCGGAAGAGTACGCAACACCAGTCACGGACGATGATCTGCAGTTCTGGATTGACGAACATCTGAGAGTGATTTCTATCCCGAAAAACGGCGTAGTGGCTGGAGTTGAAGGAGATAAAAATGTAAATAAGATCAAATTCGGCATGAACCGGTACTACCACGGCTTCGATATGTCCACATTCTCCGGGAGAATTTTGTACTCAAACGCCAAAGGAAATAAAAATTACTACAACATCACAGATATGCAGGCAAGCGGGAGCACCATCACGTTTTCGTGGCTCGTAGACGCCGATGCCGTGCAGTACATGGGCAAAACCGCGTTCGTAGTCTACCTCTTCAAAATTCAGGGTTCGGAGCTGCGGCAGAAATTCTATTCAACGTTAGCGACACTGAAAGTATTGGAAGGACTGGAAGGAGATTCCGCTGTACCAGTCGAAAAACAGACGGACATCATCGAGCGGATGAAAGAGGAGATCAGCGCCTACGCAGAAGAAGTCAAGAAAAGCCTGCCGGCCGACTACACGGCAATGACGGAGCAGGTTAGTTCGCTCAAGGAAGATTTAGGTGACACTTCAAATGAATTGTATAAAAAAGAAGAGAGAGAAATTGCTGTTGATTCGTCTGATTACAACTTATTAGAAAATAAAGTTGCGTATATTGATACTAATAATGAAGTTATGACTTATGAAAACGCAAACGCTTATGTGATGCACAAAAACGTTATTAGTGGCGAAAAATATAGAATACTGTCACAAACACATGGTAGTGTAAACACATTGCTATATGCTATATGTGATTCGAACGGTAAAGTGATAAATTCAGCAAAAATGGGTGTTCCTATTAACACTTATATCACAACTGAAATAACAATACCATCGAATGGTGTTGAATTATATTTGAATGAATTTCCAACACAGACATATCCCTTAGTGGTTAATAAAATAGAAACTATAAATATTTCTAAAATAAATGGAAAAGAAACTGTAAATTGTTGGGGTGATTCACTAACTCGTGGAGTGGGGGTTGGTGATTCATATTCTAAAACATTCCCATATGTTTTACACGGCTTACTTGATGGTAGAAAAGTGATTAATTGTGGTGTAGGCGGGGAAAACACGATTAACATAGCTTCAAGACAAGGTGGTTTACCAAATATTGTAAAGCCATTTACCATACCTGCAAATGCAAGTAAAGTAGAAATTGAATTAACTAACATATATGGTGACAGTACTGGCATTTTGTTACAAGGCGGTTCGGCATTAGACCCAACAACAGGTCAATATGTTATGACTGCACAAATAAATCCCTGTTCTATCAACGGAGTAGAAGGTACACTTACTCATGAAAATGGAAAATATTATTTTTCTCGTTCCGAAAATGGAGAGTCCGTAATTGTTTCTCGCCCAACTCCCTTAATAACTCACGCAATGAAATCATTGCGTGATAATATTAATATTATATGGCTTGGGACAAATGGTGGTTTTACTACCTCAGCCGAACTGATTGAAAATATAGAAGCAATGATTGATTATATGACCCCTATCAACAAAAAATATATTGTATTCGGAATCCATCACTTAGTTAGTACAGTTACCGAAACGTTTGAAACGATAGAAAAAAATATGGCAATGCATTTTGGTAGGCATTATATAAATCAAAGAAAATATATGATTGAATATGGCTTATCTGATGCAGGAATTACGCCAACGGTTGAAGATACAACAGCCATTTCGCAGGGTAAAATACCACCATCTTTACTATACGACGATGTACATTATAATGATAAAGGCTACAATATAATTGCTACTCTTGCTTCTGAACGTGGAAAAGAACTTGGCTACTGGTAATTAACTAAAGAAAATTTTAGTTGACTAGTGGAAAGCAGAAAAACAGAAATAAATTGCTTATCATAGCAAGAGAGAGTAAAATAGAAATAACCAGGAAGGCGGCAACCTTAATCCTGGTTATTGATACAATAGATTTTCACGATCCTATTGTACCATAGATACTATATACGTGTCAAAAAGCAATAGGAGGATATTTAGAAGTGGAATCAGAATTAATAAAGTATATTGAAAATGAATTTCATGCAACATATTATAATATAGCGGAATTAGATTTTTCTAAAAACAGAAAAGCATTGGAATATATAAATAATGTTATTACAAAATTATCAAAGCCAGTATACTTTTTCATTAAGCCAGATCTTGGAGCTAGCATGCGATCAATGAAAATGGGAGATGTATGTCATTTTGTTTTGATGAGGAATGAACCTAAAATTTCAAGGGAATTAACGGAAATTGCTCATGAATTCGGACATTTGTTTTATGGCGAAAAAGGGTATCCACAAGCACAATTATGTGAAGGAGCGAATATGGTTAATGCTGGAAGAGCAACTATTATATCCAATACTGTAATGGATCCTATAATAAATAGGGATTTATATAATGCCGGATTAGATATAGTGGAATATATGCAAGATGCAGTACAAATTCAAGCTGCGGAACTAATGTTTGGATATCCAGAATACAGTAGATTAGATAAATATCAGAAAAATCATATCAAGTGTTTACTTATAGAAAAGATACAAGAATGGGATATTATTCAGAATGCAATACCGAATACATTTGTAGAGATAGCAGATAAAAAGTATAAGAGAATTTTAGTAGAAAGTAGAAATTTTGTAAAGAAGATCAATGCAATAGGTACAAATAATCCTGAGAAATGCAAGAAATTATTAAACATGCTAATTAAAGAAAATAATATGGAGAATGAAATTCTGATTGTATAATCGAGGTGTTAGGATGTTAAAATTTCGTTTGTGGTGTTTTGCAAATAAAATAAGAATGTTTAAAGCAAATGCAAGGTATCGAAAAATGAAAAAGAATGGAAAAAAAATAAATATAACTGTAATAAGTTGATGGATGAAATTTAAGGATCGGACCATTACCGGTCCTTTTTCAATGCAGAAAATAAAACAGGTCAGAAATGAACAGTAGAAAATGAAAGATAACTACCGATACCATCCGGAATACATAGAATGGTATCGGTAGTATTGAAAAAAGGATCATGAATCATGTTTCTCAAGCCACTCGGAAAGAGCCTTGCGGATGACCCACGATGCGGTACGCTCCTCGCGTTCGCAGTATGAGATAAGCTGCTTAAGCTGTTCCGGTTCAAAGCTGATCGACATTTTCTTGTACTTGTCCTCTTCGGATTTGCGTGGATGAGCCATGATAACCACCTCCTCGATACCACTATACCAGATGCGAGTGAGTGGTAGCAAGAAGCAGTGATATATTGGGATATGTAGGCATAACAGACTAAGCGCCGCCTCGTTTTAGTTAATTAGATTTGCTGAGAAAATCGAAAATATATTCGAAAAAATGAAGAAATCGCGCGTGAAATATGCTATAATGATAGGGTAGAAAACAAAAAATGGGAGCCGAACTCCCTGACTACCAATCATAAAAGTTCGGCTCCTCCCACCCACAAGGGGGCTGTGATTATTATAACACATCCGCCTCCTTTTGGGTACCCCACAAGGAGGTTTTTTTATGCGCGAACAGTTTGTGAAAGAATTCGTGACGAAGCTTGTGAACCAGATCCCGGATGATGCACTTAAAATCGTGTATCAGAAATTGACTATTTTTGTGTCGGACTACGAAATAGAGCCGAGAAAAACGGAAATCGTCCCATACGAGGGATATCTTCCGGAATGCTATGAGATTTATTTTGCGACACGAAAAATCGAGGGACTGAGCATCCGCTCGCTGGAGCTGTACAACATGGTCCTCCGGGATTTCTTTTTCCAGGTCAATAAGCAGCTGACAGAAATCACGACGAACGATATTCGGGTGTATCTGTACCAGACCCAGGAAACAAGAAAAATCAGCAATGCAACGCTAGATAATCGCCGAGTCATTATTCACACATTCCTGGAGTGGGCGGCCAACGAAGGATACATCGGAAGCAACCCATGCCGAAACATCAAGGCGATTAAGTATGAGCGGGCACAGAGAAAGCCACTATCCGGAATGGAGCTGGAACGGGTGAGAAATGCGTGCGAGACGCTCAGAGACAAGGCCATGATCGAGATGCTGTATAGTACCGGATGCCGCGTGACGGAGCTGGAACGCCTGAACATTACAGACGTAGATTTTGAGCAGAAGGACGTGCATCTTTTTGGAAAGGGGGATAAGCACCGTACATCGTGCCTTAATGTACGAGCCGAACTTGCGATGAAAAATTATCTTGCGACAAGAAATGATGATAACCCAGCCTTATTTGTTTCAGAACGCGCTCCTCACGGCCGGCTGAAGAAGCCGGCGATTGAGAAAAGGGTGCGGCAGTTGGGAGAGATGTCTAAAATCGGGCGGAGAGTGTATCCACATCTGATCAGACACACGACAGCGACAGATGGATTGGATCGAGGAATGCCAATCGAAGAGGTACAGCAGTTCCTCGGGCACGTAAATATTAACACCACCATGGTCTATGCTCAGGTATCGAGAGCCAATTTAAAGCGGGACCACAGACGGTGCATTGTGTGAGAGCGGATTTCCGCTCTCATTTTTTGAAGGAGAAAATATGACTGAGATTAGAGCAGGACCCCGCGCGGAGGTCCTATTTTTAACACATAAAATAAGAAGAAAAAGGAGAAAAACCATGAAAATTATTGACTCTTATAACGCTGTAGTAGGCAGCGTGGTAGCGGTGCTGTCGTATCTGTTGGGGCCACACTGGATCCTGTTTGCACTTTTTCTCGGCCTGAATGTGGCGGACTGGCTTACGGGCTGGATGAAAAGCAGAATTGCCCACAAAGAGAGCTCCAGCGCGGGCTGGAAAGGGGTACTCAAGAAACTTGGGTACTGGCTTATGATTGTAGTAGCGTTTGGAGCAAGCACGGCTTTTGTCGAAATTGGTAATACAATCGGAATTGACCTCAAAATCACAACACTGCTGGGGTGGTTTGTGCTCGCGTCGCTGCTGGTGAACGAAATCCGGTCGATTATTGAGAATTTTGTGGAAGCTGGATTTGATGTACCGGTTGTTCTGACGAAGGGCTTGGAAGTCGCGGACAAAGCAATCAACCAGGAGCAGGAAAAGAAATCAGAGTGAGGGCGGCCAACAACCGTCCTCTTTTGCGCCGGCGCAATTCCGGCAGAAGGAGCTAATATGAAAATTGATAGGTCATACATGTGCGCAATGAACAAATTACCATAGATGTACAAAAGCCCACACGGGGCTATACGAGGCTCTGACGGGCGAATAACAGGAGGTTAGAAAGATGGAAGTATTAGAATTTCTGGAACAGATCCCGTTGCCGATTCTGGTGGTGGCACTTGTGATCCTGGTTGCGATCACAGTAGTGATGGCATATCAGTATGCAAAGATGCGCGGCATGGACGGCATCCGGGGGGATGTATACCAGTTGATCCTGAAAGCCGAGCATGTCTACAATGAATCCGGCCAGGGAAAGCAGAAACTCAAATGGGTTGTAAGCCAGGCACGCGGACTCTTACCAAAGTGGATGCAGGTTTTTGTAACAGAAGAAATGATGATGAAGGTAATTGATGAATGGTTCAAAGGCGTGAAAGACCTGCTGGACGACGGGAAGGTAAACGGATTCCAGCAGTAGTTATAAAGAAGGTCAAAGAGCGGGCATCATACCCGCTCTTTTGCTGTGAAAGGAGAACGTCGTGGCAATTTCACGAAATATGAATACGGATGCGGCATATAACTGCCTGATCGCTGCCGGGGCATCAGTTTACGGAGCTTGCGGAGTGATGGGAAATATCTTTGCAGAATCGGGGTTCAATCCCCGTAATCTGGAAGACCTGTGCGAGGAACGCCTGGGGTATAAGTACACAGACGATACCTATACCGAGGCGGTAGACAGCGGAGAGATCTCTCGGGAG